TAGAGACCTTTAATGACTATCCAGAAACAGTTTTAAAGAGTGTAAAAAAAGGTTTAAAATTATACGAAAAAAATAAATGCACTTCTCAAGTTTCAAAAACAATGGCACAAAGATTTTTGAATAGAGAAAAAATAAGCATACAGACTATAAAAAGAATGTATAATTATTTAGAAAAAGCAGAAGAAAAATTTTCAGAAGAAAACAATAAGAGCTGTGGATATATTTCTTACTTATTATGGGGTGGGAAATCTGGAAGAATTTATGCAAAGAGAAAAATCAAATCCTTTAATAATGAAAAGATATAATAGTCCAGAAACAAAAAAAAGAGGATGTCTTTGCAAAGACAATACATATTCAAAAAAGTGTTGTGATGGAAGTTATCAAGCACAAGGAATAGGGAAAATCTAACAAACAAGTAATAATTTAATTGTAATATCATGAAAGCAACAGAAATGTTAAACCAAGTAAAAGACCTACTGGGAATAGAAGCTCAAGTAGAGGAAGTAAAAGAGGAAACTCAAGAAAAAACAGTAGTAACAAAAGTAGAGTTAGAACAACGAACTCTAGAAAATGGAACTGTTATTGAGGCAGATTCTTTTGAAGCTGGAAGGGATGTTTTTATAGTTACCGAAGAAGAAAAAGTGGCATTGCCTGTTGGGGAATACACACTTGAAGATGGTAAAATATTAAAAGTTGAAGAAGAAGGCATAATTGCATCTGTTGAGGATGCAACAGCAGAAGATGTTGAAGAAGAATTAGCTGATGTAGCAGACTGGGAGGGTATGGAAAAAAGAATCCAAAACCTAGAAGATGCTGTCGCAGCTTTAAAAGCTGACAAAGTATCAAATCAATTAGAAAAAGAAGATAATTCTGTTAAGTCAGAAGAAACAACAACTAAAACTGTTTATGCTGAAAAAGAAGAATTATCAGAAGTTGAAAAAGTTTCTCATAGTCCAGAAACAGAAACAGCTAAAGAGAAACATGTTTTTTCTCAAAATAGAAATATGAATACAACTCTTGATAGAGTAATGAAAACAATCGCAAACTTAAATTAAAATTATATAATGGCAACAACAACAACAATAACAGCTTCCACCTATAATGGAGAATTTGCAGGACAATATATTGCAGCAGCTCTATTAGGTGGTAAAACACTTAGTGATGGATTGATTACAATCAAACCTAACATTAAGTATAAAGAAGTAGTTAAAAAAATAGCTACTGATGGTATCGTAAAAAATGCAACTTGTGATTATACAGACACCTCAACAATAACTATAACAGAAAGAGTTATAGAGCCAGAGGAGTTTCAAGTTAATCTTACACTTTGTAAAAATGATTTCGTATCAGATTGGATAGGACAGGAAATGGGTTATTCTGCATTTCATGACTTACCTAAAAAATTCTCTGACTTTTTAATTGCTCATGTAGCAGCTAAAGTAGGTCAAAGAATTGAGAACAACATTTGGAATGGAGTTAATGCAACAGCAGGTCAGTTTGATGGCTTTAATGTTTTAGTAGCAGCAGATTCAGATGTAGTAGATGTTAGTGGAAGTCCAATTACATCATCAAATGTAGTTGGAGAACTAGGAAAAATTATAGATGCTATTCCATCAGCAGTTTATGGGTCTGATGACTTAACTATATATGCAGCACCAAATATCTATAAGGCTTATATTAGAGCTTTAGGTGGATTTGGAGCATCTGGATTAGGTGCAGCTGGTGTTGACAATAAAGGTCCTTTAGGATATTCAACAGGTATGGGATTACAGTTTGAAGGAGTTAATATTGTTCTAGCACAAGGATTAGCTAACGAACAAGCATTAGCTGCTGAAAAATCTAACCTATGGTTTGGAACAGGTCTAATGAATGACACAAATGAAGTGAAAGTTATTGACATGGCAGATTTAGATGGCTCTCAAAATGTGAGAATCGTTATGAGATTTACTGCTGGTATTCAATATGGAATCGGTAGTGAAATCGTTTGGTATGCATAATGTGCATAATTAAATAATTGTATAACTTAAAAAAGGTGGGCGAGTTATTACTCATCTGCCTTTTTTTATAAAATAAAAAAAAGATATGGCATGTAATTTAACAAAAGGTAGAAAAGAGCCTTGCAAGGATGTAGTAGGTGGTATAAAAGCTGTCTATTTTGCAGACTTTGGAGATATAACTATTGCTTATGATTCAACAGATACAGATGTAGTTGAAGATTTAGGAACAGTTGAGGTTTTTGAATACGAAGTAAAAGGAAACTCATCTTTTGAACAGACTATTAATAGTTCAAGAGAAAATGGAACAACATTTTTTGAGCAAACATTAAATTTAACTCTACACAAACTAACAGTTCAAGACAATAAAGAATTAAAACTTTTAGCTTATGGGAGACCTCATGTAGTTGTGCAAGATTATAACAACAATGCATTTTTAATGGGTGCTATAAATGGAGCAGATGTATCTGGAGGAACAATAGTAACTGGTGCAGCAATGGGAGATTTATCTGGATATACTTTGACATTAACTGGTCAAGAAACTACTCCAGCAAACTTTTTAGAAGGTGCAACAGCAGCAAATCCATTCGCAGGATTAACTGGAACAGTAACTGTAACACAAG